GAGAAGATAAAGATACTTCTCGTCATAACACGTGACACAATGAATACTAATTCGATCGCATCACCCATGGTGGAGGTTTCCCCCCATGTTCTCTGGCCCCTCAGTGTGAAGGTCAAAGAACTGGTTGTTGAGTGTGTAGATATTATCTACACGATTTGGGCGTTGTATGGACTGGACGATAAGGGAATCACAAGAGCTGGAAGTATAGCTCATCATCAATATTGTGTTTCCTTGCTGGATGGTAACTGGGTGGCTTTTTACAAGTATAAACTTGCGGCATTCTACTCTTCAATTGAAGGGCAAGAACTGCCAAGAAGCCCCCTGCCAGCAGGAATCGACCATGCATCCGTACTAGTTGGAGGGAGGGCAATGAAGTGGTTCAGACTTCAGGAGCGGAGAAATCTCGATAAGGCGAAAGAAATTGCCTATGCGACACTCATGTCAAAGCGTGGAATGCCACGCCCAGACGAAAACTTCTTAAGAAAGGTAGAAGTGAAAGCCTGGGAGAATCTTACAAGGAAGATCTCTGACGATGAGTACGAATGGGAGGAAACCCATCGAGAATCTTTAGTGGAGTGGGGAGATTTGGAGGAATATCAAGACGGAGTCGAAACAGTCCTCTCCAAGGAAAACCTTGCGAAACAGATCAAACGAACTGTTGCAGAGTTCCTGGAGAACAAAACCATGGACGAAGCCCTATGGTATGAACCAAACTTCCCATCAACATCAGCAAATTATAATAACACGAGGTCTAACGCAGGGACTGTGGGACTGATCATGGATCACCCAGAGTTACTGGCAGACTTGAAGACTCGTGAAGAACTGGTGTCGATAGTTGAAATCTCACACGGAAAGACAACGCTACCTGTATGTTTAGATCACGAATTATATGAACATAATAAAGAATTGTTCATACGCATCCTCAGCAAAGCTCTCACAGAATCACCGGTCGCAGTGCCATTAGCACTCGCTGAAGCTCTCAAGGGACGAGTCATCAGCAAAGGACCACCACTACACTATTATGTTCTCAAGCCTCTCCAAAAATTTCTATGGAGAACGTTATACGAACATGACAGCGGTGTGTGCAGATTAATCGGGCAAACGATTACTGCGGAATATCTATGTGAGCAAGTGGGCAAGTGTCGAGAAGGAGAAGAATACCTATCAATTGATTACGAGGACGCGACAAACAAGATGAAATCTTGGTGTTCGCAAGCCGCCATCGATCAGGTTGGGACAAGTTTAAAACTCTCAAACGACACAAGCGCACTAGCGGAGGAAGCACTGGTTGACCACATTGTGGAACACCCGAAAACCGGAGAGCAGCGAAGACAGAAGAGAGGTCAACTGATGGGAAGTATAATCAGTTTTCCATTCCTGTGCATGATATGCGTAGCAATCATGCGTTGGGTCAGGGAGTTAGAGCAGAAAAGAACGCTCAGACTCAAAGACGCCAAGATCGCTGACAACGGGGATGACGGGTTGCTAAGAGTGACACGCCGAGGGCATGAGTGGTGGACGAAGATAGGGACGTTCGCCGGACTCAGGCCATCGGTTGGTAAAGTGTATCGAAGCAACAAGTTCTTTAATATGAATTCAGCCAGATTCGTGATTGTAGAAGACTACTGCAAGCCGCAGAAGGTGCTCAGCTACGAGATGAAGAAGGGCGTAATGGTCGAAAAGAAACCTCAGGTCTTGTTCTGTAAGGAACGAAAATATATAAACCTAGGTCTCTTATTCGGGCTAAAGCGCTCAACAAAGGGTGGAATGGACAAGGCGACATTAGGTGACTTCGGGACAGTCAACAGCGTAGGAAGAAACGCTGCAGAACTGCTCCGAGGAACACCAAAAGACTGTCGAGACAGGGTCTAC